TCTTTATCAAGCATAAAACGTATTTCATGTTCTTTTGCCATTACTGCAATAGAAATATTTGGACAATTTAAAATGAAATTTTTTTCGCATAAAAGATTAAACATTGTAATTTGATCCCAATCATATGGATCATCATTGTAATTAGGAGGAAATAATATAATAGTTTTTCCTCTGTATTTTTCATAAAGATCTGGAATAGTAGCCCTATCCCTATAGTCAACCCTTATCTCGTCTGCTTGAGCCAGAAATCGGGGTGATAATCTTGATCGTAAACAAAATTTCATATAAAACACCTCTTTTATATATTTTAACATAGAAAATTTCTAAAAGCAACTTTTATTTGCGGCTTCGGTGTATGCGTTCGGTGGCGCGGCGTCAGTTAGATCCCCAACTTTCAAATAAAAAAAAGGACATATAGTCCTTTTTACTACTCTGCCAGTGTGTATGCGACCAGCTTGCGAGCCTTGTGCTCATCAGTAGCCGGAATAGTAACCTCTGTCTTCAGAGCTTTGCCAGCCTTTACCAGAGCATTAGCCCTATACGCGATCTTGTTTACGCTCACATCTTCATCCGCAATCGCCGCAAGGATATCTGCGTTTGTCATAGGTTCATTTGTCAGAACCGCCAGAACCGCATCCATCAGTGCATCGCCTTCAGCCGCCTTGGCCGCAGCCCTTTCTTTTGCTTTTACAGCCTTTCTGTCAATTGCCGCAATTTCCTTTTCGCAGAACGCCTTTACATCTTCATCCGCGACCATCGCCGCAATCTTCGCAAACATTTCCTTTTTCGTTACCTTAGCTTCACTCATTGTTTTCACCTTTTTTAACCTTTCCTTATTTACATATATATTATAATATTTATTTTTTAATTTTTCAAATTGTAGATATGTAAGGAGAAGCGTATCGGCATTGGTTAAACAGGGTTTTTATAACACTAGCCGAAGCTTCCATCGGAATTTTGTATTCCAACCTGATTTTGTATCCCTTCCTTACCTTACATATATATTATATAATTATTTTTTAAAAAATACAACTATCTGTTTTTTCTGCCTGGCTATATTCTACGAAAGCATCTTCTTTCATTTCTTCTAAGGTCGCATCATCTACATCAAAAAGTCCGATTCCTTCTTCTGTGCCTTCATCAATTCTAACATAATAACAATGCTTAGAAGAAAACCAATAACCAGTATCTATGTATGTAGTACGAATCTTTTTAAAATACTCTGGAACAAGTTCATTTGTATCATATACTCTAATCATTGGATGATCAATAGTTACTGGTTTTTCTGCGGTAAGATAGACCTCATAACAATTCCCGTCATAATGTTCCTCACCAGTGATGGGGTCTTCACATCTATGGTCATAGTAACAACTTTCACAATATAATTCGCCATCAAGTTCGTACATACTATCATAGCTATCAATTCGATCTCCGCAGCAATCACAATAATGATATGTAGCACAACTAGAACAAATTACACAACCAGTGTCTTCAAGCTCTCCGCTATCTTCATTGTCGCTTAACTCTTCACCACAATACATACATTCTGTTGGCCCAGAATAATGGATATCAAAACCTTCTTCAAGCCCAAGGTTTAAATTAACAACACAATGAGTATTATTACTATTACCAAAATCATTATACATAATTCCAGTAGTAAAGCAAAATCTATTATAATTATCATTTGGAATTGTTACATATTCTTCCTCTGGACTATATGCGATGATATTATCTCCATATGTCCAGTTAAGATTTTTCTCTGCGAGCTCTTTGATCCAGTTAATAACAATCTTATCAAAAGTTGCGCTCTGGTAAGGGTATCCTTTTATTCCAGTAATAATCTCGGGGGTAACAATAAAAAGATTTCTCCATTTCTTATTATTCCAGTAGTGATTATAAAAACGGAACGGCTTATCCCCTTTTAAATAAGCAACCACAACACATTTAGAGTTCATCATTTCAACGGTGCCCATGCGAAATTCTCCATGGTTCACCCAATTCATGCAGGAACTCCAATCATAATCATTGTCACTCATTGTAATATAATCAAGCGGGTGAATTGAAAGGCAAAGTGTTCCTTTAAGCATTTTTTGATTTAAAATTCTTGAATGCTCAAGACGAAATTCTTCAAATCCTTCAATGCCGCACATTTCACAAACTTTTCCAATCATTCGGACTGGTTTGCATCCAGTATTAATCATAAGGGGTTTTTCTTCAAGGTATGAAAAACAAAACCGCCCATAATCATATGAATTTTTCGCTAGAATGTCATAATCAACAAGAGTTAAAATATCTCCAGTCCAATTGAAATGTCTACAAAATTTAGTTCTGAAATTTGAAATAGTAAGATTATTTCTCATTTCATCAATAATATCACTAATAGATTTTTCGTATTTTACATTTTTTTCAAGAATAAAAGAATTATCCATCATCTTATAAAGATACTGATCTTTATTTTCATCCCAAAAACGCAATAGCCAATTCAATGACGCAGGTTTTCTAGATACTGTAACATTTTCATCTCCTGCGAATCTTCTGATATAATCTTCAATCAAAATTTTATCTTCGTTTTCAAGTTTATTAAAAATATCCATTTCTATTCACCTTCACCTTATAAATATATTATATTATATTTTTTATAAAAAATCAAAACCGGCCTTTATTCGCCGGTAGATTCATCATCTTCTTCAGAATTTTCATCAATAAGAACTTTTATTACTTTATCAGCTTTTCCACTAACAAGTAAACCAAGAAGGTCTATCGCTTCATCATACTTTTTATTTAAGAAAATAATTTGAATTTCTTGAATGATAAGCGCAGCTACAAGAACAATTTTTATCCAGTCCATTTACATCATCTCCTGTATTCTATCATATACATATTCAGCATCTTCATCATTGAGATTAAAACTATATTTAATATCTTCAATCTCAACACCTTCCGCATCTGAGCCAAAATTATGAATAATATTTTTTGCAATCATATCTAATTGATCGCAATTCATAGCATATAAATTAAAGGCTATTCTCTCTACTGGATCATCATACCAGGGTGGGTCAATTCCAAATTTCATTTTAAAGTCCCTCCTTAATGAGTCTTTCAAAAATTTCAATAGTTAATTCATCTTCAAGGTAAAACGGATCTCTTCTGCCAGGAAGTGGAATACAACTAAGCAGCTGCCAAAACCGCAGATCTGGATACTTGTGCCAAAGTTCATTTAATTTAGCAGTAACTTCATCAATTCTTTTGGTATCTCTCATATTTATCACCTTTTTTCTTTATATATATATTATATCATATTTTTTAAAAAAATAAAAAAGAGAGATTTTTATCTCTCTTTAATAACTTGCTTCCATGAAGACTTTATACTCAGGATTTTTCAAATAATATAATACGTCATCAGCGGCTTCCCAGAAAGTCTGCATATACCCAACAGAGAAATCATAGCCAAGTTGTGGATAGCTTGCGTCAAAAGATGTATTGTACCATTTTTCATATGCCTTAACAAGTTTTACTTCTCTTGGAAAATCCATTTTAAAATCTTCCCAATCGTCGTATTCACTCATATGCTCGTTTAATACAGTATATGCTTCACGAATTTCATCGTAATATGGGGCCATATAAGAAAGTTTTTCCATCAGATTTACCCAATCGTTAAGATTCAATTCAGAAATGCAATCTCCAGAAGTGCTGCAATTAAGCGCATACACAAGTTCCCAGCTTTTTCTGCCATAGAAGAGTTCCCGAGCTTGCGTATCTTCATAGGACATCTTTTTGTAATCTTCTATGGTTTCATTTTTTTTCAAATAAAATCCAACGAAATCAAGACCCATATAGCCCTCCTACTTTTCAATTTTTACTTTAGCTTTTTCAATTTCTTCCTTAGAAAACCAAATTTCCTTATTACCGATTCTAACTCGATACAATTCTCTGCTATTGTAGCCAGTCATACAACGCGTTATAACGCCATTCAAAGCAATAACATCACCATTATTCATCATCTCGATCTCCATCATTTTTATAAACAAGACACAGCAATAAGAGAGAACTTACTTCTCCGACAATGAAACCCAAAATAAACATCCAAAACATTATTTTTCCTCTAATTTGACAAAATACTTTTCTAATATGTGCGGAGGGAGGTAAATTGTTTTTGATTCAACATTTTTCGCACATATAATTTCATAGAACATGAAATGATTATCTAGAGCGCACCAATAAGATCCTTGATGCGCTTTTTCATAATCATGAATACATTTATAAATTAACACAGTTTTTTCACCACCTTGCATCTTTTGAGAATAGTCTGATTTACATTTTTATATGTTTTATGATCAGATACGGTTCCACGAAGAAGATAAGTGGTACCTTTCTCAAGAGTTTTTGTTGAAGTTGTCCATATAAAGACATTACCATCAGGATCTTCCATAACATGCATTGTACTCGGTCCATACATGCCATCAAGCTCAATTGCCTTTTTAATAGTCAGTTCAAAAAGAGTTCTATCGCCAATCTCTCCAACAAACTGGCTATTACTAGGTTCATATATAAGAGCATCAACTGCATTTGCGGCCTTATCAAAATCAACCTGATCAGCTTCATTTCTTACAGCATCCCAAGTAAGGATTGCAGTTTTCACTCCTTCTGGAAGAATAGACGACACTGTTTCCGCAGATGGCGTATACCAACCCCAAGTCTTATGATATCTGCACTCTGGAGCTGCTTTAAACCAATTAAGATTCTTATAAGTATCGCCAAAATAAATTGTAATATATCCAGCGTCTCCAAAGCCAAGGATATCTCTATATTTAATTTCATTTTTTCCAGCAAGATCTGGATACATTCTATCCCATTCTGCCTGAGTATACCACCGGACGTTTTTTGTCACTCCAGTAGGAGTCTCGATTGTAACGTATTTGCGGCCATTGCGTGTAAATGGATCTCCCAGAATATCGCAACGCATATAAGTTTTCGCTACTGGCATATTATTTACCTTCCTTTTCTTTACATATATATTATATAATATTTTTTTAAAAAAATAAAATGAGAAATAAAAAACTAGCTTTATTCCTCATTGTACTCCTGTAAAACTCTTATGGCAGCCATAGTATTGATTCCATATTGTAAAAAATCAAAAAAATCTTCTTTTGTAAAGCTATATGATTCACAAAATTCATCTAAATTAAAATATCGCTCTGAACATTCCGTATAAATCGCATATGCGATTTGACCTTCTAGGGTTTTTAAATCAAATTTCATTTTAAAATTTACTTTCTAACCAATCAATAAATTTTTGTCCTATACGCGTATCTTCAAATATGGCTAAGCCAATAACCATGAGTAAAAAACTACCACTGCCCGCAAGCGTAATAGCACATATTAAATTTATAATATCACTTATCTTCATTTTTCTTTCCTTTCCGCCCAAGAGCAAAAATCGTTATCAATGATGGGAAGATGATGCCAATTACACCACTTTTGCCATCCTCCAATATCTTCTTTCGAAACGCAGTCCTTGCATTGTATTGGAATTATCGCATCGTCAGCAATCTTACTATTATTAATGCAGTCAAATACAGCATTAATTTGCGATGGTCTAAATTCGATATTTAATTCAAAAAACAGCTTTCTAAATTTTTCACTATCAACAATCATTTTCTTTTCTTCCTATTGTAATAAATAATTAATTATATATTTTCTTTATATAAATTATAACATATTTTTTAAAAAAATAAAATGAGAGTTATTCACCCTCACTTGATACGATATCAATCAAGCCATGTTCGATCATTTCTTTAGTTGGGAAAAATGAAATTTGATATGCATATGGAGTAGTTGATACCGGTTCTAATTGAATACAAGTATAAGTTACGTCATTTCCTAAATGAGCATAAAAAAGTTTATACTCATCTTCGCCTGTTTTTATGGTAACATTAAGGTCTCCATCGCTATCAATATCAAGAGAAATTAGTCCTTCTACTGAAAATAAAGTGTCGTTAGTTCGTGTATTAATTGCGATTACACGTCGATATGTTTGAAAATTTTCTGCCTGTTGGCGAATGTTATAATTAACTTTATCAGCTTTTGTACATCCACCGAAGCATATAGCTAAAGCTAAAGAGATTGCAGCAAATTTATGTTTCATATTAAATATATTCTCCTTTTTTTCTCCTATGTAAATTATAGCATATTTTTTATAAAATAAAAAGGAGAGGTATGCACCTCTCTCCTTTTTACGCTACAGTCCAAGTAGCCTTAGCCTTACCCTTGGCTTCAGTAGCTTTTACAACACCCGGCGCATCTTTAAGCAGACGAGCAGCCTTCTGGTTAGAGAAGCCGAATTCTGCTTCGACATCTGCGCAGGTAACTACTCCCTTTTCTGCTACAAAGTTGGCTACCGCTTCCAGATCAGCCAGTCTAGCGACCTGAGCCTTAGTCGGCTTTCCAGAAGCCTTATGTACAGACTTAAGAGCGCGTTCTACGAGGAAGTTGAATTCATCTTCAGTCAGAGTTTCGAAGTTGATGGCGTTGATACGAGCAGTCAGATTCATTTTTTCCATAGTTTTATCACCTTTCCTTATCTTTACATATATATTATACTATGATTTTTTTGATTTTTCAAATAAAGCTCTCCAATCACCTGCTTGATTGCTACACATTGGAGGTTCCTGGCTTTATGGCTCCAGTAGTCATTACATCCGATTGCTTTTTTCGTCTGAGAGATGAACTCTACGGTCTTTATTTTATAAGGCGACGCGGTTTCCTTATTTTTACACTAGGCTACAGTGTAAGTTGCCTTAACCTTGCCCTTAGCTTCGGAAGCCTTAACGAACTTGCCGGAGCGGTTCAGGATAGCAGAGACCTTCTGGTTAGAGAGGCCGAAGGCATCTTCCAGTTCAGCGCAAGTAACTACGCCATGCTCTGCGACATATGCAGCCATCTTGTCGGCCAGCTCCGCATTAGCCAGCTGAGCCTTAGTCGGCTTGCGCGGGCCCTTAGCAGCCGGGCGCACAGACTTCAGCGCACGTTCTACCAGGAAATCGAAGTCAGCTTCAGAGAGAGAATCGAAAGTCATTGCATTGATACGGTCAGTAAGAGTCATCTTGTTAAGCATAATTTAATCACCTTTCCTTTTCTTTACACTTATATTTTAACATTTTTTTTAAGACTTTTCAATATTTAGAGTTTTTCTCTGGGAGATTGAGATCCCTGTAAGAAGAAGGCTTATCTTTTTTCCTTTTCCTTACACTTATATTTTATAATTTTTTTTAAGTTTTTTCAACTTACCGATCTTTTTAGAAGATCGAGTGCCGACTGCAGGAATCGAACCCGCAACCTCTTCATTACAAGTGAATTGCTCTACCTATTGAGCTAAGTCGGCATAGTGCGCCCCGTGGGAGTCGAACCCACAATCCCTCGATTAAGAGTCGAGTGCTGTAACCATTGAGCTAGGGGCGCATATAGTGAGGGTTCTTCGCCTTTTCTCATTACCCTCAAACCGTTACTCTGTTTTTCAATTCCCAGAAGGAAATCCGGAGTTTTACTCCCTTGTAATCTCGTATAGCGTTCAGAGGCACGCTTAGGAAAGGAAGATCGGGTTGTCGTATGCCAATTCCAGACTCATCCACCTTTTTCGAAGTATTGGTTTGTGTCTTCCCTTACCTTACATATATATTATATAACTTATTTTTTTATTTTTCAACCTTACCGTTCTTTTCTGCTTTGTAGTTTTCCCAAAAGTCAGATTTTACAATAAAGTCATTGAGATCGGTATCTACATGGCGGCCTCCCGCAAAGAAGCCAGAGTAGACAATAAAGTACGGATCAAACCAGTAGGAATAATTCCTATCAGGGTATTTTGCATCACGGAATTCGATTCTAAAACCGCAATTCCAACCAGAATGGTCTTCCCAAGGACGGAAGTAGTTGCCAAGAACAGCAACAGAGAAACGATCGCCATATACATCCTTACGCAGATCCTTATTGATATGGCGGATAGTGCGCTTTACTTTGCGGATTATCTTACGCTTTTTTCGCAGAGTATCGCTACGAGGATAATCATTCATACTTTCACCTTCCTTTCTTTACACTTATATTATATTATTTATTTTTAAACTTTTCAACCGCTTTAAACTTTTCAACTGCCTGCCGCATTTTAGCAACATTTTTTTCCTTTACTTTATCAGCCAGGAGGTCAAATACGGTGGCGGCCTTATCCATTAGATCATATGTTGATGTCAAGCCGTAGAAATAAGCCTCTTCTGCCGTTTCTTTGCACAGCGAACTCAGTTCTCGTAAATCTTTTTCTGTCATTTTTATCACCTTTCTTTCTTTACACTTATATTATATAATATTTTTTAAAAAAAATAAAACGGTGATCTTTTATCACCGTTAATTTAACCAAGAGGGGTCTGTAATTTTTACTACTTTATAACGAGGCCAGTGCCCGAACATTTTGCGAGCTTCTTCCGCACTTTCTTTGGAGGTAAATAAAACTGGTACATAATTTTGATCACTCATTATTTTTTGAATTGTTCAAAAAAGTCCATCTTCGCATAAAATTGAAGTATCTTCCCATTCAAATCAGGACCAATCAAAATATTTACTTTTTTGTATAATATAAAAACTATTCATATTAATTTAAATAAGTTCTATCATGCGGGTCAAAAGATTCTGGGTCTATATTTTCCATAACGGAATCAAACATTATATAAAATACATTTAAAGTTTTTTCTCTATCATATCCCTCTTGGTCAGCAAAAAGTACTAATTGAGTATAAATATCAGCAGTTTCTCTAGCTACTACGGATTCAAAATTATTACTATATAGTGAAGGTCTCTTCCAATTCTTCTTCTGAGATCCTGGCATTTTCTTCTGCTTCTTTTTTTAGTTTTTTGGCAATGGCGGCCTCCATTTTATTCATTTCTACCGCAAAGCAGTCGCCGCACATTTTTTTACCAAACTTATTAGTCATAATAGAATCCATAGGTTTGCCGCAACGAGGGCATTTTGGGATTTTTACTTTAGCATTTTTTTGAGTTTTAAAATCTTCAAATTTGATATAACCTTTTGGCATTTTATTTCTCCTTCGGTAGTATTATAATAAAATTTTTTTAGAAAAGCAAAAATTGATTTTTACGAAAAAATATAGTATAATATATATGTATAGAAAGGATAATATATGAAACCAACAGAGAGACAACTTGCATCAGCTTTAAGAAAATATAATGAAATTATGTATTATCTTTGTTTAGAATATTTAACTATTGGAACTAATTATTCAGAAAATACAGCTAATTGGAATTTGCGCGATATGGTGGCGGAATGCGATTTTCAGTTATCGACTTATTACGAAAATGGGCACGCTAATTATGATATGCGAACGGAAAACCGCAAACAATGGATATCAGAGACGGGAAAATTGAAACGATTTATTGCGCATTGGGAGCCATATATTACAGAGATGGTTTGCGCGGAAGGACACTGCAGCCGCAACTATGATTCATGAAAATCCGGCTCGTTTTTTCTCAGTTCTGCCATTTGAAAGATGTAAGGATTGTGCATTCTGTTTTTCACCCAAAAATGACAGCAATACATTTATTTGCGTAGAAGGAATGGAAATCAGATTCGTTGGAGAAAATGCTTTTTGTTCAAAGGAAAGACCAATAGCTAAAGGAGAAGAAGATTATGATGGTAAGGGAATTGATTACAAGACTCGTTAGAGAGACGGATTTAGATAGTAATATAACCGTGTTTGACATGGACGAGAATAAGTTTAAGGATTTGGCTATCGAAAAATTGGGAACGACAGTATATTTTTATATCAAAAACCGCAAGAAATCTGATATGGAAATTCGGGAAGATTTTTTCAGAGACGTTTAGAAAAAACATTTTTTAATTAGAATATCCTAAATTTCACGAAAATAAAAACTTTAAGAATATAACGAAAGAGACGTTAACACGAAATAATTATAATATATACGAGCTAGAAAGTCCGAAGGACTTTCTAAGCGAGTAAGCCCAAGAGCCGCAAGGCTCATTGGGCGTCTAAGCGCGAAGCGCAAATACTAAGGAGGTAATATGGCATTAAGAGATGATATTAATGATTTAATGAAAACTGAAGTACAAAGATTTAGAGAAGAGTTCCTTACTAAAGAGGAGCAAGCGCAAATAGAAAAAGACGTTATGGCGTTCTGCATTATCGAAATCCGCAAATTCTGCGGGGAAGATATCTTCGAGCGCAAAGCGCAAGAGTTAGAAGATAAAGGTATTAAGAAAATTAGAGATAAAATTAAGGTAAAAATGGAGAAAAATGGATAAAGATACTTATGAATTGGCTTCTATTTGGGGTAGAAGGTAAGGGTTTTAAGTATATAATTTAGGAAGTTTATCCACCTTCGATACAATCTTTAAATATTATATATAAGTTGTATCAAAGGTGGATGAAGTATTAAAATTGTAATGTTTTGGACAGAAGTTTATAATTATATGACAATTAAAGCTACGTATTACGAAAGGAGTTTTGTAATGTTTTTGCTCAAAGTATATATATATAATGTTTGAGTAAAAATATGACAAAAGTATTAGAAAGATATGATTGAATTTGAATTAGAAAAACCTTATTCTACCCAAGAGGTCGCTTCTATTTTTGGAGTGTCTTATGGAACTTTTCGAAATGGTAGAAAAAATTATGAAGAGAAATTATCTAAAGGATATGAGTGAGAAGTTGTAAAAAGGAAGTATATTTTCCATAAAAAGTTGGGGGATATATACAAGTTAAAGAGCGAAGAGCTTTATAATGAGATATATTTGCCAAAAGTAATGGAATATATTGGTGCGGAAAAATGAGATACTGCTACTGGAACTACTATGGCGATATACAATAGTGAGATAATTGATAACGTTAATCATTTAATGAGTACTGCTTATATTTATGTTAGGAAAGTTCTTGGAGAGAATTATAACATAACTGAGAAGAAATATGCGGCTTGTGAAGGAGCTGGGGTGTATCCTCGTTTTATGACCGATGAAGAGGTCAAAGCATGAAATGATATGAAAAAGGAGAAGTCTCTTTCTATTGGGAAAGAAGCCATGGAACTTGCTGAGCAAAGAGCGTTAGGGTTTATTAAGCAGAGAGAGTTTGAGGATCAGATGGCTAAAATAGCGGGGAGTGGTTTTGTGTCGGCTCTTGGAGAATGGATTATGACTTATGGATATATTCCGGTTTTAATTAATCATTATGAGAAGAAAGAAATTGGGGTCTGGGAGTAGTATGGAAGATAAAGATAGAGCTATTGAGGCGTATTTAGAGAAATAAAGGAGAGTTTTTGGCGGAAGGTGGGTGCCGATCGGACCTGGCCTAATATGATATTCATTTCAAAAATCGAAAACACAACCGAGAACCAAAACAAAAATTCATTTGAAAACCGGGGCCCTGCTCTCCAATACCCCACTCTCTTTAACCGGGGGAATATTCATTTGAAAACGCCAAGGAACAAAATAAAAATTGAAACGAAAACCGCAAAGGAACCTGGAAGAAATCAAAATAAAAATTGACAATTAAAAATATTTATTATATAATATATATAGAAAGATAGGGGAACTTCTCTTTTCATTCTCTTATCTTTCTTCCCTCTCTCTAGTAGTATATTATATTCTTCTCTTGGATCTATATAAAAAAAATCTTGCATTTTTAAAAAAATTATTATATAATATATATAGATAAAGGGAAAAGAAAATGACAAAAGATTTATCTAGCACCATTCAAAATTGGATTATGGATCTCCTTTGGGATAACGTGCCGATGGAGGAGATTCGTGAAATATTAGACGATGAAGTAAGTTATGCGGTGGCACGTGTTCAAGAAGATAGAGGATTGCGGTTTGAGGTAGCCCTCGCAGCTTTAATGCGGACCTATCTAGAAGAAACCGGAGTAGATTGGCAAAAAGATACTTATACGAGTCAGGAATATGCGGCGATGGCTCGTAATATACGGCATATGATAGATGAGAATGTGCGCGATTTGAAGAACGCTGACGCTAATGCCAAAGCCGCAATTAATATAGTGAGTATAAAACCAGATCCAGAAGAAGTAGCTAATTTTATTGCCTCTTCTGGAGATAAAATTAAAGAGATGTGAAGAGAAATTCATTTTATTAAAAATGATTAAGCCACAGCTCACAAAAATTTAATAGCCCTAAAAGCTGGAGAAGAGTTTTGGCACCAGCTTGACTTTGGCTTTTATTTATATATATGTTTTTTACCTCCCTTTCATACAAGTAATAATAAACACGTATAAATAAGATCTCTGTCCAGGTGCCAGCAGAGGTCTTATTTAATTAAATAAACTGGTTGATAAGCCGGTTTATTTTTTATATTTGTCTATTGGAGGGCCGATCGGTTTTTATCCTCCCCCTAAATAATTATATAATATTTTTTTATATTATTCAACTTTGTGAAAAATTTAATAATATGGATATATTCTCAGTTCTATTATACCATATTTTTTTAAAATTTTCAACCATATGGCCATTTTGCAACTTATTTTTCAATTTGCGGGCGGTTTTTTGCGGAAAATATTATTTTTTTAAGAAAAATTTAGTCCTTTTTTTAAATTATATCATATTTTTTATTTTTTTGCAAAAAATTTTAAAGGAAATGGCTAAAAATTAAAAAAATTTTACGAAAAAATGAGGATTTTTTAAGATTTTTATAGGTTTTTTTTAAAATTATACCAAAATTTTTAATTTTTTGCCAGAAAATATGCGGTTTTTGCAAAAAAAGTTTCACCATATAGCTTTTCCGATCGATTTGACGGGCGAAAAAAATAGTTTGTGAAATTTTTCACAAACTCCGGTCGGAAAAACACCGGCCTATCTGGGAAAATCCTCGGGGCATATGAGGCCCCGAGTTGCGAATAAAAAATTGCCATATGGAGTGCCGATCGGAATCCCGATCGTCATCGGGGTTAGTTAGCCTAAACTAACTCCAGTGCTGTGACGCTTTAGCGCGCTAAAGCGCTAAAATAGTTGGAAATGCAACTAATTTGTGAAAAAATTCACAATTCTGGGAATGTGAAAATTTGATGAAAATTTCAAAAATTTGCTTGACTTTTTTTCGGATGTGTGGTATAATGAAATTTCGGGCCTAGGCATTCGCCGACGGCCCGTCGAGTTAGTCAAGCCTAACTGATGAAAATTTTGTGTCAATTTTTTGAGTTTAGTGCCACTAAACTTTTGCCCTGGGTTTAGTAATACTAAACCGCCCGGCGCAGTTAGTGTAGACTAACTTTGCTTGTGAAAAAAGGGCTAGTTTTTACTAGCCCTGTGCGCGGTCAATGTTACCGTGTAGTTGATGCCGTCAATTGTGAAGTCAATTGACTTTTCCGCGTTTGAGATCCGCACATTTTCCGCGGTTTCCATGCCGTTGACGCTCTCCGCAATCATTGAGATCACGGCGCGTTTTACGGGGTTTTCCTTGCGTGTGCGCGGTTTCTGGGCGGTTGCCTTGCGCGTCCCTGTGCGCGTGTACTGACGCGCGTTTTTGCGCTGTTCTGGCGTGAGATCCCATTCGTGAGGGATTCCGCGGTCGGTTTCCGCGTCATCTTTTATCAGCTGTATGGCCTCTTCACGCGTGCATTTCAGCGTGCACATGTGTAACGCGATCAGTTTTTCATCCATTCTCATCACCTGCCTTTCTTTTGGATGAATGGAAGGGGATTAATTCCCCTTCCGTACTAGATTTTAGTGAAGTATGCTTTGCCCTTGATCACTTCACGCGATACAAGGACACGGTTACGCATCGCTGTGATCAAATGCGTTACCTTCTGAATCTTCGCGTCCGCGAGATCAGGAATCAAACGCTGAATGTCGGTAGCTGTGTATGCCTTATCCGACTCCATCGCGGAATAGATCTTTTCGATCAGATCCGCATTGGCGATCTGACGCGCGGTCGGCTTGTCATTCTTGCGCTCATTCTTCCGCGCGAGCAATTCAAGCTCATGGTCAATAAACGCTGTGAGATCCGCGTCATCAGCTACACGCGCGCGAAGGGCATTGAAATAGTCGCGTTTTGTCATTTTCATCATAATCATCACCTTTTACCTTTCTATATTATGATTGTACCACAAAAATATTCATTTTTCAAAGATCAGATCGGTCAAGGGGAAGAAGTGGAGCGCCGTTCCCCTTTCGACACTATTAATATACCAAATAATTATGTGAGAATTATGTGATGACTGTGTGAAATTATGTGATTTTGGTGTTTAATGGTGCTAAACTTTTGGAGTTTAGTAGCAGTAAACTCTGGTGTGTTTAGTGACACTAAACCGCCAAAAATTGACACAAAAGTTTCAAAAAAAATGCTTGACAAATGCCGGGATCTGTGTTATGGGAAAATGAAAAAAAGTAAAAAATTTTCAGAAAATTTTCACAAAATTTTCATAGGAGTTAGCCTTGACAAACTCCGGTCGTTACGCCTCACAACGACCGGCTAAATAAAAACGCCCACCCCAAGGAGGAGGAGGGTGGAGCGTTCGAGCGGCTTAATAAGCGTGGATAAGGCGAGCGCTTTCGCCAAGGGCAGAGATGGCGATTTCCTTTGCCTTTTCTGCGCCTTTGTCCGTGGTGACGAGGAGACCTTCGCCTGTTGCCAGCGATACAAACAAGTAATTTCTGAGCATGTCGTTTACCTCTCTTTACATTGTTAGTATACCATGCGGTGGGGGGTTTGTCAACCCCCTAATCCAACTTCTTCTAAATCAGCACCACAGTAAGTTACAATTTCATAATCTTCTGTATGTGGGATATCCCAGAATTTCGCGTATTCCATAACTTCTTTCAAGTTTTCGGGACAATCCGCAATCCAATTTACGATTTCATCGTAATCATTAGCACAAGTCGGAGCCCCTGTATCAAAACTGTCAATAAATTCGATCAAATCCGAAGTGATGTCTACCTGGAATGTAACTTTTATAGTTTTCATTTTCTTTACCTCTCTTTACATTTTCATTATAGCAAGGGGTGGGGGTTTTGTCAACCCCCCTTTTTACTTTTTTTCTATTGAGTTAATCACATCCGCTTTATCTTTCATGATTTCCCAGAATTTTTCTTCTGCCTCTTTTTTGTTTTTTGCTTTAATTTTTATCACGCCTTCATAGTTTACATAGAATTCTTTTTCCATTTTCTTTACCTCTCTTTACACTATTATTATATCCTATTCTGCAGAATTGTCAATACTTATTTTTCAAATTTTTTTGTATATTCTTCTTTAAGCTCTTTAAGTTTTTTTTCATGGAAAGAAATGTTTCTTTCATAGTATGCCTTTTCTTCTTTGAGAAAATTTTCTTTGGTAGAAATTCTTTTGATCTGATCGTCGGTAAAAGCGTCCCAGAGATCTTCCCTATCTTTATTTGCAGGTTCAGTGCAATATCTGTAATAAGATTCAAACTCAGCTTTAAATTTATTGATGATTTTAACTTCATGTGGTTCATAGCCATCTTCTGCTATAGCGATAGTGACATAATCCCCAATGTTATGTTCCTTTTTCATTTTTACCTCTCTTTCTATAATTATTATATTCTTATTTGATTTAATTGTCAAGCTCTTTTTTCATTTTTCTGCGAAAATCTTTGCGGGTTTTGTGTTTCCAGAAGTGCCAAGCCTTGCGGTTATTTTCTACCCAACAAGCGTATTTGCGGTCGAACTTATCTTCGTAAGTCATTTTCTTGTGGATGTTATTCTTCATTGTGTCTACCTCTCTTTACAATAATAGTATAGCAGAAGGGGCTGAGGTTGTCAACCCCTTTTCCGCATTTTTTTAAAAATCTTCGTCAGCGTAATTTTTTACAATTTTCGCAAACAGTTTTACAATGTCGATGTATTCATCATGATCTTCTGCGATGCTTTCATAGTCGTATTCGGTAGCACCATCGGGAACACCGCACATCAGCCAAGGGTCAAATGCTTCTTCGTCATTCATGTTGCGGATTGCGTTATCCATAGCTTTGAGAACGGCGATGCGGGAGTTGATTACGCTTTTCTTAAATTCTGTCATTTTATTTACCTCTCTTTACATTATTATTATAACATAAATAAATAAAATGTCAATAGTTTTAGGAAAAAAATTTTTTAAAAAATTTTTTTAAATTTTCGCTTGACAAATTCTGACTGATGTGGTATAATAAAAAACTGGCCGCTACAGGCGCTAGCGGCCAGACAAAAAGCTCGCTAGAGGCGAGCCAGAATGTCGTCGGCAGTGAGCCAACCTTCGACATCATCGGGGTCAGCGGAGATGGAACCCATGACCTCGAGCAGTCCACATTCATGTCCGTAGGACATGTCATTGCAGACCGCGTCCCAGTCGGCGCATTTGACCTGTATGCCATTAAGCGCGCCCTGTGCCTTCAGTTCGAAGGGGATGTTTTTTGCGGACAGTCCGCAGATGAGTTTAGCGATTTCAGTCATTGTGATTACCTCTCTTTCTGATATCATTATACCAAAAGCAAAACCACCTGTCAAGCGGTTTATGCCAAAAGAATTAAATATTTTAGGAAAATTTTTTAAATTTTTTTATTTTTGATTTTTTGCTTCAAAAATTGCGGTAAATTTTTTCTTGACAAATTCTCGTCGCTACGCCCCACAGCGACGAGCCAAATAAAAAAGCCCCCACTGGGGGCTATCGCTTAGGCGACCGTGAAGATGGTAGCCTTGCCGTCCTTAGCCTTGACGACCTCGCCGCTGTCGACCATCTGCTTGAGCAGAGCAGAAGCCTTCTGAACGGAGATGTCAACCGCCTTGCCTACTGCGGTGGCTGTCATGCCCTCAGAGTCAGCGAGCACTTCGAGCATCTGAGCCTTGATGCCCTCGTTCTCCTTCTGAACCTTGGTAGGCTTGCGTTCACCTGTGGACTTGCGGACGGACTTCAGTGCTCTTTCCACGAGGAAGTTGAACTGGTCTTCTGTGAGTGTGTCGAATGCGATAGCGTTGATCTGGTCTGTAATAGTCATCTTTGTCATGTGTAATCACCTTTTACCTTTCTTTTTACAATTTAAGTATACACTGTTTTTTAAGTTTTGTCAAGAGTTTTTTTTAAATTTTTCGAATTGGCCAATTCTATGCTTTAGGTTCTCTATTGGAGCCATGGGCGTTTTTGCCTATCTCAAGGTCAAGCGGAGCCTTAACTACCCTTCCGCCAAAGGTTGGGGTTTGCAGGGTTTTCCTTCCCCTTTTTACATCTTTAGTTTATCATGGATTTAATAGTCTGTCAAGACTTTTTTAGAAGTTTCTAAATTTGAGAGAGGGAAATTGCGGCTGTGCCGAGCGCTTAGGCGACCAATTAAGGCGAGTCAGTTTTCGCCACCGCAAGTTGTGAGGCTTCCCTTTTTACACTTTTATTTTAGCATTTTTTGGATGATTTGTCAAGGGGTTTTTTAAACTTTTTTGTAAAGTTTTGAGGATTTTGTGCTCTAATTAACTGAGGAAGTTTTTAGTTAATTGCCGTCACTTTCCATTTAAGAGCCCTCGGTTTCCAAACCTCATTTGTGCCACGCGGTACTCTCCTCATCTCTTTACATTTTAAGTATAACATAGATTTTGAATCTTGTCAATACTTTTTTGCTTAGGCAAGAGAAGCTATGTCAGCGTTTCCGCCTGCAGGTCGTAAGCCATTTCTAGCCGTCCGTCGTTCTCTCACTCCCCCGCCTTACACTTATAATTATAGTCATTTTTTTGACAATTACAACCCTAAAAAGTGTCAATTTTTAGGAAAAATCATGCAACTTTTTTGTCAAAAAAAATGCTTGACAAAAATCTGGCAGTGTGGTATAATGAGAATTTCCGGCCGCTGCGTCTCTTAGCGGCCGGCCAAGGCCAACCTTTTATTATAGCACACCCTGACCCCTGTTGTCAACCCCTTTTTTAAAAAATTTTTCACGGCACGCCCGGGTCCGTGTGCATGTCATGACAACGCCTCTCAGCGTGCCGCGTTGTTTCACGTGAAACAATCCAAAAAAAACATCAGGCTTTTTTTGCCCGATGTTTTGTGAGTTTTACGCTGTAATCAGCGCCGTTGTAGGTGAAGCTGATTTCTGCTTCATTCTTGCATGTCAGATTCTCAATTTCACCGTTTGACTGGAATCCTTCAAGCGGAATCCGCAAGATGTCAAAGATGTGCTTTTTGTCTTCGTCAACCTTGCGTTCACGTTTGACAGTCCGTTTTGTCTCAGGGTTTCTGTCGGCTTTTGTGACCTTCCTCACAATCTTTTTCTGTTCGGGTGTCAGTGCAAACAATTCTTTGTCACCTCTGTCGATTGCGTCATCGCACCGAATCAAATCAATCGCTTCGTCACGGGTACATTTCAATGTCCGCATGTGCTTCTGAATGAGTGCTTCGTACTGTTCTTTTGTGCGTTTTGCCATTTGGCTTTACCTCTCTTTCTGTAATTAGTATAGCATGGGGAAGGGGTTCTGTCAACCCCTTCCGCAAACTTTTTACTAAATCTTTGTGAAGTAGGCTTTTCCCTTAATTACTTCACGGGAAACCAGAACTCTGTTTCTCATTGCCGTAATCAGGTGAGTGACCTTCTGAATCTTTGCTTCCGCAAGTTCAGGAATCAGCTTCTGAATGTCTGAAGCAGTGTAAGACTTTTCAGCCTCCATTGCCTCATAAATCTTTTCAATCAGAGAAGCATTTTCAACCTGTTTTGCAGACGGCTTGTCAGAACGTCTTTCATTCTTTTTTGCAAGCAGTTCAAGTTCATGGTTGATGAATGCGATTTCAGCTTCATCAGTCAGATGGGAACGAATCTGCAGGAACATGTCTCTTTTTGTAACTTTTGCGTTTGTCATACTTAATCACCTTTTACCTTTCTTTGTACCTTTAGTATAGCACTCTTTTGGATTCTTGTCAATAGGTTTTTTTATTTTTTTTAAGAAGATTCTTTTTTATCTCTTCCCTTTTGACAATCTTATTATAGCACTTCTAGAAATAAAGTCAAGGGATTTTTTAAACTTTTTTAAGAAGTTTTTTCTTCCTCTTTTTTATTTCTATAATAATTATAATATTTTTTTTATAAAAAATCAATAAGAAATTTTGCTAATTTTTTCACAAGCGCCGCCCGGGATTCTGCAAAAATCACACAATTTCACATAATTTTTCTCTTGACTTTTGGTGGCAAGTGTGCTATAATTTTCGGTCGTTAGCGGCAGCTAACTCCCGGAAAATTTTTTCTAAAAAGGTATTGCGTTTTCTTTTTAAAGTGCTATAATTATTAATGTAAAGAGAGGTGGAAAACATGAGAACTAGAAACAATGTAATGGTACTTGATACGGAAACAGTCGGAACGTTTGGGACTCCGCTGATTCATGACTTCGGCTTCACAATCGTTGACAAGAATTTCAACATTTTGCACAAAGATAGATTTCTGATTGCAGAACTTCATTCAGAAGGGAAGTGGATTCTGAATACTTCAGACTTCTACAATGAATACAAAAAGGAATACGCAAAAGCAAGAAAAACAGAAAAGATTCTGTATTGGGCTGATGCGGTTGATGAAATTATCAAAGCGGTCAAGGAATACAATGTTACAACATTCAGCGCTTACAATCTGCAGTTTGACTACAAAGCTATTAAATACACTGAACAGATGTTTAATAGAAAGTCTCAGAAACTTGCAAAGCTGATTGACCAGAAGAACAAAAATCTTCTCTGTATTTACAATCTTGCTTGCGAAACAATTCTGCAGTCTCCGCAGTTTCACCAGTTTGCAGAAGAGAATGGTTACATCTCAAACGCAGGCAACATTCAGACAAGTGCGGAAGTCTGCTACCGCTACATCACAAAGAATACAGGCTACATTGAAAAGCATACAGCATTAAGCGATGCAGAAGATGAAACCGAGATTCTTCACTACATCGTTAGAAACGTCAAGGGTAATAAGTCCATGCAGTACGGATTGTATTACAACTGCTGGCGGAAGGCTCAGAAATGAGCCTTTTATTTTTACTAAACTTTTGTTTAGTAATAGTAAACGCGGCACGCTAGGATCCGTGGACACATTATGACAACGTACCCGGGTGTGCCGTATTGGGAAAAAATTTTCATAAAAATTTTCATAAAAAATGCTTGACAAAAATTCTGGATTGTGCTATAGTGGAAAAATCGCGTCGTCCGGGGCTGTGGACGACGCGCCAAATAAAAAACCGCTGACCCAAGGAGGAGGAGGTCAGACGGTTCGAGCGATTAGGGGGTGGCGGAGTTGCACCGCCCGAGACTGTACCCCCTTGCGACTACTCAGCGAGTCCGAAGGTCGCCTTGACCTTCCCCTTCGCCTCAGTCACCTTGACGAATTTTGCGTTGCGGTTCAGAATTGCGCTTGCCTTCTGATTGGAGATGCCGAAGGCTTCCTCAACCTGTCCGCAAGTCACTGCGCCGTTTTCAGCGATGTACTCAGCAATCTTTTCAGCGAGCTCAGCGTTTGCGATCTGTGCCTTGCTCGGCTTGTTGGACTTGTAACCCTTGCGCTTGTCAAGCAGTTCAAGCTCGTGTCCGCAGAATCCTACGATTTCCGCATCATTGGCGCATACAACCATAATCTTGTTCAGCATTTCTCTCTTTGTCATAATCATCACCTTTTACCTTTCTTATCTCTTTGTGATTTCATTGTACACCTTTTCAGCCAAGATGTCAAGCCCTTTTTAAGGATTTTTTATTTTTTTTTACTCCAATTCTTTTTTCTCTTGGAAACCAAGCAGATTGACGGTTGCTGATTCAGCGGTTGTCTTTCTTTCTTTTGGTACACTCTTATTATAGCATCTTTTGGCTATCTGTCAAGAGTTTTTTATTTTTTTTTCGTGGTGGTATGTAAGGGAGGAGGGCTCGCTTTTACCTTGACCTTTGTCAAGGCTTCCACCGTGTTTCACGAGGAGTCTTAGGATTTTGACGTCTTACCTGCTTTTTTAAGAACAGCCTCATTTGCGTACGTTTTCCGCTTCTGTTCCGCTTGGCTCAACCTCACCTTACATTTTAAGTATAACAGACTTTTGGAAGTTTGTCAATACTTTTTTTAATTTTTTTTGCTTAGGTTAGGGTAGCTATGTTCGGCGTTTCCGCTCACAGGCTTGCGACTTTTTCAAGTCCTAGGCTCGCTCTCGCTACCCTTTCCTTACACTATTAGTATAGCATACATAGAAATAATGTCAACACTTTTTAGGATTTTTTTATCACATAATTTCACATAATTTTTTACTTGACAAAAACTGACCGGGGTGGTACAATAAAATTTCGGCCCGCTTCGTATGTAAGCGGGCCGCCTGACTTGTCAATAAAAAAATTACTGATTGAACAGTAATTTTTTCATCGGCTTGTGCTGTGCCATGCACTTTGCGAAGATAGCGACCTCAATGCGGACATCGTCAAGACCCTGATGCTCTTCTTCAAAGTCGAATTTTCCGCTGATGTATTTGTAGACGATTTCCGCCGTGGCTTTAGGTCTTCCGTTCTTTGTAGTGTAGCCGTTCACCTTACAGAAGTCAAGATACATTTTCTGTTTGCAGATTGTGGAGCGCGCCATCTTCAGCGTATCATAGAGCGGAACACCATAGGGGAAGAAGTAGCGGATTTTTGACTTTGTGAGATATCTCAGCGTATCAGTGCAAGCCTTATAGTCGAAGCGTGAATTGTAAGCGGTGATTGCTTTAACGTTGTACTTTTCGCAAAGTTCTTTTACGATTTTCCGAGCCGTGAAGACTGAGACCATTTTGCGGTTGCCGCTCTTCAGCGCAACCTCATACTTGGGAAGTTTTTCCGCATAGTATGCGCTCTTCATCAGATCTTTTTCAAGGCAGTAAATATCATAGATGACAAGACTTTTTTCTTCGTAAATCCGACCTTTTTTGTCATGGATTGCAATACCGAGGTCATAGAACAGGCAAGTGTCATTTGCGCTGAGGTCGCCCGCAGTTTCTGTATCAATAGTCATGTAGTAAGTAATGCGTCTGTCAATCTTGTTTGTCATGGTTATCTCTCCTTTATTTACCTTACAATAGAATTATACAGGATAGATGCAGGATTGTCAACACTTATTTTCGGGAAAACACATTTTTTTTCTAAAAAAATTTTTTATTTTTCTCTTGACTTCTGGCGCCCGGTGTGGTATAATTTTGGGTCGACTTCGGAGACCCTTAAAAAAATGGAGATTTTCATCTCCATCCATACAGCGTTCTTGCAACTTTGTCTTTTTCTGTAAAGTAACAAGTTACTTCATCACCTTCCAAAAGGTCATCAGATTCAACCTCATACAGAATACCATCAACATCAATAATGTAAATATCATCAGATTCAGCCCAGCCCTCAAATGTTTCTTCTACAACAATCCCATGTTTTGGGGTGAGTCTTCCATCATCAACTGCATTCATGAGGTCTTCCCATTCCATGTTGTAGTAATCAGGTTCAGGAATTGTTACCGTGTAATTCTGAAGAGAAGCGAGCAGAGCAGACAAGATAGCCACCAAGATTTTAAGCATTTTCATTACCTCCTATTTAAGTATACCATCTTTTGGTTTTTAGTCAAGATTTTCTTCAAAATAATTCTTGACATTTTCATAGATTGAAGAAGTCAGTCTATACAGATAGATAGCGTGAAACAGTGCGACAATCCAAGCGGGCGCGTGCATAATCATCAGGATGTGCGCCAAGAGCAGAGAAATCATAGTCATAATTCATACCTTCCTTTTACATTATTAGTATAACAGATTTAAAAATAATGTCAAGCATTTTGGGATAATTCTTTATAAAAAAAATTTTTAATTTTTTGCTTGACAAAATGTGCGGATTATGCCACCATGGAAAATACCGCGCGTCTGGACAGTAGACGCGCGGCTCAGAAAGTCAAGAAAAAAAATGCTCTACTCGCCGCAGAGCATTTCCCACATTTCCCGTGTGTCGCAAGAGTAGGACATCCACCCCTCGCCCTCTTCGAGAATGTCAGCGTACTTATATCCGCCGTCAATGTACCAGATCGCACGTCCATAGCGCACATCCAGCACCTCGCAGTATTCGGCAATAAGATCCATGTGTTTCATTTTGTTCATCCTTTCTTCTTTTACGATTTTATCATAATGAATGTGTTTAATCACTTTATTCATAACGATTTTTAAGGTAGGAAATTCGTAAGGATCTGAACCTGTAGGACGGCTGAATTTTACAGACTGAAACTCTTTATCAAGAAAATATTCCAGTTTTTTGAGAGCTTCTTCCTTTGATCCGCAATAGAAGCGTTCTCTTTCAGTCTCAAGATAATTTGTTACCAAAATGTTGATAGGTCCGTAAGTATTGAAGCATGTGTTAATTACGTCTTTGACTGTTTTCATCTTTTATTTCTCCCTTTCTTTTTACAATTATATTATAACAGAAAAAAAATATTTGTCAACATTTTTTATCATAATTGTTAAAAAAATGAAGTGTTTTATTACACTCCATGATAAACTTCCCAGACGAGATCCCCATCTACCCAAAGGTCAGCGACATCTTCGCCATCGGAACAGTAGCCACCATCAAGCTCAACTTCAGCTTCTTCGTCGTATTTTGCGAGTATTTCCATCAATTCTTTTACTTTCATTTTCTTTTGCCTCTCTTTACATTATTAGTATATCATGTTTTTATTTTTTGTCAATACTTTTTTATAAAAAATTTAAAGAATTTATAGAATGGCGGAGCGGGTTTAAATTTTTTTACTTTCAACCCTGTAATCTCTTCCATTTTTTTAGAATTTCTTACGCACTGTTTTGTTCTAACAGTAACCCACATTCCAGTATCGGCGCAGAGCACTTTGTAAATTTTTGAATCATTCATTTTTTTATCACCTCTTTCTATTATTAGTATACTATAGAATGCTTACCTCTGCAAGCATTTTTTGAAGATTTTTTCTTTTTATCTTCAACGACTTTGTGACCGAGTTTGCGCAGATTGCGGTTGAGTTCCTCATTGCGCAGATTGTATACAGTGACCGTTCCATTCTCATTTTTTCTCATTTTCATCTTTTGGTTTCTCCTCTCTTTACAATTATAGTATAGCACAAAAAAAGTGTTTGTCAACACTTTTTTATTTTTATTTATAAAGAATATTCAGATGAGGAATTTCAAACTCATAAACTTCTGGATCTCCATGAATGTAAGATGCTGTATGAAAGCCTACGGATAAAACTTCTTCATCAAGCCAGTTATTCAAATGTACAAGAGCCTCTTTTTTTGTAAAAGTTTTTGCTTTTCCACGCATACCTGCAAGCATTTCAACATTGATTACAAGTTCGTCGTATTTGCTGAAATAGAAATTGATAACATCTTTAATCGTCATTTTTATTTACCTCTCTTTACGTTATCATTATAGCCTATTGGTTATAACTTGTCAACGATTTTAGGAAAAAATTTTTTATTATTTTTTTCCTAAAAAAGTCTTGACAAAATGTCGGGGGTGTGGTATGATAGAAAATACTGCGCGTTGGGGCCGCCGACGCGCAGCCCAAAAGTCAATTAAAATTTTTTAAGAATTTTAATGTTGGTGAAGATAATCAGCGCAGTGATCGCAATCAGCGGGAGTGCAGAGAGATCAAAGTCGTTAATTGATACCATGAGAACAGACAGGAAGATTGTGATGGTTTCCAGAGCGATTCTAATTGACGGACGGAGAGTTCTTTTCATTTTCTTTACCTCTTTTCTTTTTACAATTATATTATAAACCTTATTTTTTATTTTGTCAATATCTTTTTTTAAAATAATTCATTTAAAAAATCTCAATTCGGAATCAAAAATAAGATTCAAATTAAAATTCAAAATAAAAAATCGAATTAAAAATAGCTTGACTTTTTTCAAAATAAAAATCAACCCCAGAGTTCCATGGGATTGATTGCCGTTCCTTTCCAAGAGTTGCGGATAGGCTCTGAATCATCAATAAGTATCGCAGATGCTGAATTTTTCAGATTCTTATTATGCCCGTATGATTTGAAAATCCGTTTCGTAATTGAAGGGAAAAATGAATCGAGCCATTTATTTTTTTCTTCAATTACTTTTTTGCAATATTCTTTGCTTGCGTTAAGCGGTGTCATGGTGAGAATCCGCACATCGTATTCATTCTCAGGGAAGATCTCCCGCAATTTTTCTTCAGTAATGATTCTTCTATCTCCGCCGAAGATTGTAGAATCTTCATTCTTAATAGCGTCAAGCCAGCCGTTCTGTCCATACAGGTCGAAGATTGTTCCGTCCATGTCGAGGTATACTACTTTTTTCATCTTTACTATCTCCCTTTATCTGTAATAATAATACATCTTTTTCTTTTTGTTGTCAATACTTTTTTTAAAAAAAAGAAAAAGATTTTTTTAATCTTTTTCTCTCTTTTTAACAATGATTATGTTTTCACGATTTTCAGAAATAATTGTTTCAAGTTCCGCAATTTTAAATTTGAGGTTGCGGATTTCGTCAAGCGCATCTTCATAGTGCTGTCTATACATTTCAGCATTATCTACTTTTGGAGTATAGTTGTACTCTTTATCAAACCACATCATCCTTTTACCTCTCTTTATAATTTAATTTTAACATTTTTTTAAAGTTTTGTCAATAAAGAATTTCTTACTTTGTGCTTTTTCTCATAGTGACGTAAAGCGCAATAGAACCGATAATTCCAGTTCCGCATAATCTTTTCATTAAGATTATAAACCTCAACTGCCCACTTACTTGCGGCGTATTCAATCGGAAGTCTGAAATACGCTTGCAGATACTCTTCTTCTGGAACATCTTCTAATTTTTTTTCGGTTGCCTCCTCCTCCCATTCTTCGTCGGAGAATAATTTAATAGTGTAATGGTGTCCCAGTTCATGCAGGATTGACATGGCAAATAAATTATCTTTTGTCAAGTTAAAGTTAAATTCTTTTTTTAAAAATTCTTTCCATTCTCTATTGCACTCTATTGGTTCTTCACAAGTATAAGTAATTAAAGGAACGTCAGGAAAATAAGTAAAAGCATTAGCGTAGCACACTTGACAATCATTGTCAATAAACTTTTTAATAATTTTTTCCATTCCCATAATTTTTTACCTTCCTTTCACCTATTATTATACCAAAATTTTTAAAAAAAGCAATAAAAAAATAAAAAAGGTTGAAGAAAAATAAAAAATCCGGGAAAATGTCCGGCAGTTGGGAGCTAGGCTCTAGCTTATGCAATTTTTGGAGCCCTTTATGGAGGTAGAAACCGGCCGAGGCCGGCCTATACGAGGTAAGATGATGAGAGGGCAAAGGAAAACATGTGGAGGATACCCCCTCATCACTATTATTATAGCAAATGTTCTTTTTTCTGTCAAGTTTTCGGGATAAAATAATAAAAAAATTTTTTCGTGGTTTTAGGTTGACTTTTTTCGGCTCGCGTGTTATAATGGCGATTTCTGCCCGCCACAATCGCCGGCGGGCAGCCAATAAAAAAGAGGCTTAAGCCTCCCAAGTGACGAGCCACCGCCCATCACTCAGCGGAATCAACCGCCGACCGCATCCGCGGCTCAGGCACTTCCGCGCCTTGACATAATCTGTAAAGTATCTTCTGACCATTTTTATCTCCTCCTCTTTACACTTATATAATAGCACTTTTATTTTGTTTGTCAACAGTTTTTTACATTTCTGTCAACATTTTTTCAAGCTGTCTCATTTCCGCCTTCATCTCAGAGACCTTACGGAAATTGTAGCCTCTATCCGCCATTTCTTCGAAGAAGATTTCTTCGTCAAGCTCATGGATTCTTTTTTCGATTTCTGTTCTTGTCATTTTTTTTACCTCTTTCCTTTTACACTTATATTATAGCATCTTATTCTTGTTTGTCAATAGAAAAAAAGAAAATTTTTTAATTTTCTTTTTTTGATTCATCTAACATTTTTTGAATTGTTGGATTTAAGTATTTATAATCAGAATAGTAGTAACGAGTAGGGTAGAAATCTCTTCTTGGTAAGTCAAAATTACGTAAGCCGCCATCCCAAATTAAGCAAATGCACTCAATGAGACAAACTGGAATAAATAACAGAATGAATGGCAATAATTTAATGTTTCTTTCAATGGAAATATTTCCATGCTCACAAAATTCGACATAATGATTTACACAAAATTTTTCTCTAAATGTAAGTTCTCTTTTATAGAATGCTCTCTTTTCTTCTGCTGTAAGTTTTCTTTTCATTTTATTTACCCCTCTTCTTTTTACACTTATATTATAGCACGTTTATTTATTTCGTCAAGTACTTTTCAAAAAAAATTAAGCATTTCTGCTTAATTGTAATTGCAGATCTCAATCAAGATGCCGTCGGCATTAAACTCGAATGAGATCCCGCCATAATAGCCAGTATTGGCATCAATGGCGCTTCTGCCATTGTCAAGCGGATACTCCGTAATTGAATCGGCATTGACCGACTGGAGCATGGCGCGAATATCTTCAATAGTGAACTGTCTCATTTTAGACCTCCTTAACCTTACGTCTTAATAATAGCAGATTATAGTTAATTTGTCAAGCGTTTCAAGTAAACTTTTTATTTCTGACTACTGGTCAATTAGTTATCACTAACTTTAACGCTTTAGTGTCCTAAAGTTAGTTAGTTTAAACTAACTGCTTGTTATTTTTTTCACAAATGGTTAGTTATGACTAACTAACTTTAACGCTTTAGCGCAATAAAGTATTGGGATCGCACAATTTTCACATAATTTCACACATTTTTTTACTTGACTTTTGCGGCTGGTTCTGCTATAATTTTTCGAAATGCCAATTCGTGACACGATAAAAAAAACTACTTTAGCAGTAGTTTTTAATGACTCTCACGAGCTTTCCGAAGTTCTTCTCGTGGAATCTGATTTCAGCCTTGCTGAGCTTTCTTGCGAGTGCCTCGCCTCTTTCGAATACGTACAGTGTCATTTTTTTGTTCTCCTTTTCTTTACACTTTTAGTATATCATATCCTGACTTTTTGTCAAGGGTTTTTTTAATTTTTTTCGATTTTTTTTCTACCGGTTGATCGAGAACCTGCGGGACCCGCTTGTTATTTTGGCTGAGTTGTCGCTTCACTTTTCAGTGAAGTGCTCAGTGGGAGTGCGGTGGGCTTTCCCTCCCCTTACACTTATAGTATAGCACATTCTTATTTTTTGTCAACACTTTTTATAAAAAAAAATGAGAGTTTTTAGAGACTCTCAATTTTTTTAATAAATTCATTCCACTTTTCATCAATGAATTTTTCAAGGCACTGAAATCCATCCTTCAGCAATTCTCTTTTACTGATTTCCTCAGGAAGGAAGAACCATTCAGAGCGTTCTCTTTCAGGGTCGACTCTTTCGAATCCCAAGAATTCAAGTGTTGCATGCCATTCTCTCTCTTCTTCTTTTGTGCCTTCTTTCCAGTCAATGAACTGAGTGACTGTTGAATGAGTCAGGTAATCATTCATTCTTTTTGCGGGATTTGATGTGAATCCGATTTTAACTGTTCTCTGTCCTTTTTCGCTTGCTAAGTATAACATTTTATTTTCCTCTCTTTCTTTACATCCTTATTATAGCATTTCTTGTTTTTTTGTCAATACTTTTTTTTCGGGAATTTAAAAAAATTTTTTTAAAAAATTTTATTTTTTCTCTTGACATCTGCGGTGGAACTGTGCTAAAATTTTGGATCGTGGTCGATCCCCAACTAAAAAATTCATTTTAAAAAACTGAAAACAAAATGAAAACAAAAATGAAAAGAAAATCATTCCAAAAATGAAATTAAAATTAAAATAAAAAAACTCTTGACAAAATTGAGAAAAAAATTAAAAAAAGACTTGACATTTTTTTTGATTCTGCCAAAATAAAACCAGTAGCGAAGGAAATACCGCAATTGTTTGTCTCAGTTCTATTATCTCACATCACAAGGAAAAAATCAACCATTTTTTTAACTTTTTTTAAGAAAAAAGTCAAGTAAAAAATAAAGATTATTTTTTAAAATTTTCATCTTGACAAAAAAAGAGAAAAAAATAATTTTTATTTTGAAAACTCTTGACAAAAAATTGCGGCAATAGTATTTTTTAGCAGCCGCCGCAGCTAAAAAATACCGGAGAGGGTCATTTTAAAAAACTATTCTATTATTTACTCTTGACAAAACCGCAGTTTTAGGTTAGAAAAGTCAAGTCTTTTTTAATGAAAATATTTTTCATTTTCTTTTAAAAAATTTTTTTATTTTCTCTTGACAAAAATGAAAAAATATTTTTTACTTTTTTCATTTTTTTTACCTAAATCCGCAGCTAAAAATATTCATTTCTTTTTCAAAAAAAGGTTGACATTTTTTTTATTTTTTTTTTGTATTTTTCTCTTGACTTTTGGAGAAAAATGGCTTATTATTTTTTTCGTTCCTAAAAGGAAACGCCTTATTTTTTCGTCTCACTTCTATTATAATTCAAGGCGCCCAAAAAGTCAAGCCTTTTTCTAAAAAAAAATATTTTTTTTAGAAAAAAACAAATAGAAAAAAAATATCTTTTCTGATTTCTGATTTTAAAAAATAAAAAAATTAAAAAAAAATACTTGACAATGAAGAAGGGATCTGCAAAAGTGCATTAAAAAAGTATCTTCCGCAAAAGTCAAGCGAAAAATAAAAAAATCTTTTTGAAAAATTTTTCATAAAAAAAAATAAATAAAAAAAACTTGACAAAAAAATAAAAAAAAATAAAAAAAAAGACTTGACGCATCTTTTCTTTCATGGTAAAATAAAACTGAGAGAGATAGAGGGCTATTAATTTTCTCTCTTGGAAAAATACTGCTAGAATTTTTCATTTTTGTCAAGTAACTTGGGGTAATTTCTTTCGAAAATTTTTTGAAAATTCGGGGTACATTCATGTTTTTTTACGAAAATCAAATTGGAAAAAAAGAAATTATTTTCCAGAAAATCAATACTAAAAAAATGTAAAAAATTTTCACAAAAAAAAGTATTGACTTTTCTGAAAATAAAATGTAAAATTTTTCAGAAAAATGAGTTAGTTAGTCTAAACTAACTCGATGACCAGAAGGAGCCGTTCAGAAAAAGATTTAAAAAAATTTCGTGAACAGGGTTGACAAATGCGGGCGCACGTGCTATACTAATGGGAGAACAGCGGCGCGATAAGGCGGCTCGAGATTTGCCCAAAAAAATCGCTTTTATGCTTGACTTTTGAAATTCGCGCCGCCGCGTGGCCCGCACGACCGGCCGCGGCGCGGGCTGCATATAGTTACCATATTGGACTTCTCTTTTCTCTTATCTTCCTTTATTCTCTCTGAAGTTAAGGGCTCCTGTGGGAGCCCTTTCCTTTTACTCAGTGATGAGGACCAGATCCCCATACTTTGCGCCAGTATGGCGGAAGTTGATGCTATCATCAGTCGGATCAATGAATGTGATCTCGCCTGTTTCCCTGTTTTCCGCTATCAGCCAGTCGTTATAAACTGTAACGTTATTGAAGTTATCCTCATCATCGAAGAACATTCCGAAGTTTTCGGCTTCTTCCCAAAGATCTGCGTAAATGCTGATGAGCTGATCCATTGTGTTGGCTGTAGTTGCGATATTAGCGATAGTTGTGAACATGTCTTTATCCTCCTATTATGTTCGTTATGGTGGGGCTTGAATCAGCTCACGAATGTCATGAGCCGATTCAAGTTGGTGATAGTTGCGTTTTCACGCTTGACCTGAATGCGTACTGTATCAGAGATCTCGATATCAGCGCCTTCGTACCATGGTGTATAATCCTTATGCCATGTCTTGCCTGTCATTGCGGTATACAGGAAGGCTTCGATCTGATCGCCGTTATTGTATTCGCTATTGCGATCATACATCTCTGATGTTTTGCCTACTCTGACGCATCCTGCTGTATTGATCAGTTTGCGCTTATGTTTCGCCTTAAGGCGAAGACGCAAGACATATTTGCCCTTGTGCTTCTCCCAACGTACCCACTGCGTCGGCAGGCTTGTCAGACTGATCAGATATTCATAGTTGCCATATGTGAAGTTTATCACGATATAGGTATGTTTTCCGTTGCACTCATAGATCTGCAGTGCTTTCGTCTTTCCGATGAGTTTCATGATGCTTTTACCTCCGTTTCATCTTTCTTATGATATTCAAGTACATGTAAACCGAGTTCTTTATCAAAGTACATACGGTCAATAATCACGTTTTTATCGTATCCCTTGCCTGTTACTCTCCAAGCCCTATCTCTCATGGACTTGCCATAATTGAATGTTTCCCTATATGTCATGGGTTTGTCCTGCCTTTCTTCGCGTTACGTATTTGCCTTGTATTGCTTCGCGTTACGTATACATGTACATGTTTGCATTGTATACGTGATTATTTAATTGTGTTTTACTTGAATATCTGTTCATTTGAACAGATATTCAAGTATTCAACCATTGCCGTTTAAATAACTACAATGATATCTTTTCCGTTTCTATCAGTGATAACGTCATGCAAGTCAGTCAGTCTGTACAGATCTTCTGATTCTGTCATGTAAGCCACCTCAGCGTCCTCCAATCCTTCACTGATGAGAATATCCATCATCCTTTTGATATCCTTCACGGTTAATGTTTTAGTCATGCTTTTATCCTCCAATCTTTCTTGTCTGTCTGTCTGTTCGCTTGTCTTATCCGCTTGCTAGCAAGTTACTAGCAAGCGGATAACATCGGCTTTTTTAGTATTCCTCAAAAGCTCCGCAAAGGAATACCCGTTCGACCTTAATCTTATGAATATAACCATTTTCCATGAGTCCGTGGCAATTATCACGAATTGTTTTATAGATAGCGTTAATTGCCTGATGCAGTCCCGAAAGACCGATAAAGCATTCATTAAGTTCATACCATGAATTCCCACGGGTATAAGATACCTTGACCATGTAAAGAATTCTAGCATTTCCATTAATAGTGTTAACTCTTGTAAACATGTTTTTATCCTCCTATCGCTTTCAGCGTATTCATGTTTTTGCGGCGGCTTTTTGTAACCTCCTGACACCTATTATTGTAATGATATTTTTTTGGATTGCAATACTTTTCGCAAAACTTTTTTTAAAAGATTTTAAAATGCTTTTTTGCGGCGGGCCGCCGCCACTTTTATCATTAATACCGGAGACTTTCGGCGGGGTAGTTAGTTAATGCTAACTGTAACAATTTGAAAAATGTATAACGTACATGTGAATTTTTTATCAAATGAAAACATGCCGGACTGTAAAAAAGGAAAGCGCTTTCATACAAAGAGAGACCCCCTCCAGCCGGCCCCATCTCCCCACTCAATCTTTCCTAAAATCAAAAAAAAGGACCTTATTGGTCCTTCCACGCTTTTACGACATTTTCGAGCAATCCGCATCTTGTAAGCAATCCAACTCCTCCCGGTACTGGAGTAACTATTACCCCCGGGGCCGCATTTTCATGATTCCAGCAATCGCCAACCATTTTTCCGGATTCATCAAAATTTATACCTACGTCCACAACTATTGCTCCGTCTTTCGGCTTCTCTAAATCCAGAAAATTTGCACGTCCAACCGCGCAAACAATTATATCCGCCTCGCGCAAATATCTATCTAAATCTTCTTTCCTTGTCTTACTATGGGCCTGCACTATCGTGCAGTCTCTTTTCAATAGTTCTCTTGCTACTGGCTTACCAACTATCTCACTTCTCCCAATAACTAAAGCAACTTTTCCCGCATAATCAATTCTAAGAGAATCTAACCAAGTTACTATCCCCAGCGCAGTCGCTGGTACATAAGGACTTCCTGGCAAAAACCCATCAACATCTTGTAAAATACTTGCATATCCAAGAGCTTCTTGCGCATTCAATCCTTGCGGCAAGGGTAATTGAATAATGATTCCATCACTTTCGCAATCATAAACAATTTTATTTAAATCCTTTTGCTCTAATCCTGCGTCTTCTGGAATGCGGAAAAGCTCTACAACAATACCTACTTCTTTACAGTCTTTTATTTTATTATCAACATATTTATTACTGGCGGGATTTTCTCCAACTTGCACAATTGTTAGAGTAGGTTTGCGTTTGCCAACCTTAACGATCGGTTGAATCTGGCTCCGCAATTCATCTTTCCAATTTTTACAAAAATTTTTTATTTCCATTTTAACCAACTCCTTATAATTATTATAACAAAAATTTTAAATATTTGACAAATGCAGAAATTTTCTGGTATAATTAAGATGGAGGGTAGCAAATGACTAAATTAGATTACACTATAGATTCACCAGAAGAAAGACTTAAAATAGTTCAGCAAATATTAGAAGAAAACCCAAATCCAGACTCATACTATCTCGAAATATTGGCTGATTATTTAGTTTTTTGCATGGAGAAAAAAGAGAAAAAGGAGAAAAAAATCTTAACTGAAAATCGTCTAGCTACAGTAAATAAAAGAGAAACTTCTTTTGAAGGACTTGCCGCTCAATTTGAAAATGGCGAAGATGGCGTTTATAATATTGCTAACTCCGACAAGCATGTCATTTTTCAGCCTAAAATTTCAATAACCGCAAAAGATCGAAAAGATATTCCAGAATTATCTCAAACAGATGCGGCAATTCAATTTTGAGAGGAGCAAAGCCGCAAATCAGAAGGACGTGATATTTATATTGCGAAAAAAGCATTAATAGAATCTCGTAAAGATCAATATGTAATAAAACAAGCATTTAAGCCACCAGTGCAAACAATGCACCTTGTCCATTCTAATCATTATACTGAATTTTCTGAAAGTGTAACTTTTGACGAAGAAGGTTATCCTGTGCCGCACGGGATTTCTTTACTAAACCCAACTATTTGTTCAATAATTTTATGCAACTATTCTAAATTAAAAGAGAATGCTTGAAGTAATTTTCATACAGACACTTGATATTTAATGGAAGAATTCGATAGAATATCTGCAAAAGCATTAGCCAATAATCCTATTTATTATAGGATAGTACAATATAAAATAGATGGCCTTCAAAATTCAACAATTAAAGAACGATTATTAGAAGAATTTAATACTAATCATAGCCTTGAATATATATCTACTTTATGACGAAAAAAAATTCCTGCTTTAATAGCCTCTGCGGCGGAGGATGATTTCCTTGATTGCTATTATTTAAATGAAGAAAAAGGCAAATATAAAAGATGCTCTAGATGTGGGCAAATTAAATTAGCTCATAACAAATATTTTAGTAAGAATAAGACGAGCAAAGATAGCTTCTACAGTATTTGTAAAGAGTGTCGAAATAAAAAGAAAGGAGATTAGCTATGGCAGCAAATAAAAATGATCTAATTTATTGCGAAAAATGTCATAAAACTTTAAAACGCGGAGAATTTTATCAATCAAATAATTTAGAAAAATATCCAGATGGCGGAACTATTCCAATTTGCAAAAAATGCTTAACAATGCATGTAGATAATTGAAATCCAGAAACTTTTACTCCGATCTTAAAAGAAGTAGATGTTCCATATATTCCAGAAGAGTGAAATAAACTTTTAGAATCATATGGGAAAGATAAACGAAAAATAACTGGTATGACTATTTTAGGTAGATACTTATCTAAAATGAAATTAAAGCAATTTAAAGACTATCGCTGAAAAGATACCGAGTTCCTTCAAGAATTAGCTGAAAAACGTTTGCGCGAGTCCATGGAGCGTCAAGGTAAAGATATCCAAGAAATTACTGTCGCGATTGAAGAACAAAAAGCTGTTATTCCAGAAAAAAGTTTTGAAGAGGTAGTGTTTGCGGAAGGAGCCCCTGCGGAGGATACAACTTCGCCGTTTGGATTCACTCAACCAGATCAAGGACAAACCGCAACGGAATTGGGCTTAACAGAAGAAGATGTCCTTTATTTAAAATTGCGCTGAGGAAAATCATACACCCCAGAAGACTGGATTTGGTTAGAACGTTTTTATCGTAATTTTGAAAAAACATACGATATTCAAACTGCTGGACATAAAGATACCTTAATGAAATTGGCTAAAGTTTCATTGCGCCTGGATCAATTAATTGATATAGGAGATATTGAAGGTGCGCAAAAAACAGAAAAAATGTATAATAGTTTAATGAAAAGTGGATCTTTTACTGCTTTGCAAAATAAGCAAGAACAACAACAAGGTATTGATTCTATTGGAGAAATTGTTGCAATATGTGAAGCAAAAGGTTTTATTCCAAGATATTATACAGATACTCCAAAAGATAAAGTTGATAGAGTTCTTCAAGATATGCAAGAATATACCCGTTCTCTTATTATGGAAGAAACCAATATTGGTGATCTTATTGAAAATGCGGTAAAACAAATTGCTCTAGATAAAGAAAGAGAACAAGATCTTGATGATCTTTCAGATGAAGATGCTTTAGAAGAATCATTATTTTCTAAAGAAAAAACTTATCTTACTGATAATGATTTTCATGAATTTTCTTCCTTTGAGGAAGAGCTTGCTGAGCAAGATGCGGAGGCTGAAAAATCATGGCATTAAAAGACATATTAGAGCAATTTGATCAACAAGAACAAGATGGAATATCTGAAAATATTTGAAATCTTTTAAATATTCCTGATGCCAGAAAAGTTGGAGTTTCTCATGATAGAATTGATGCGGTTTCTGATGTATTAAGAGATTATATTTCTTATTGAAGAGAATACCCTGATATGTTTATTGATTTTCTACAAACTGGAGATAACGGTAAAATTCCAGAAACAGGTTTAAAATTTTTCTTTTATCAACGTTGTTTTTTGCGGATTGCGATGCGATATCGCTACGTATACGCGGTTTTCCCTCGCGCCTACTCAAAATCCTTTCTATCTGTTTTAGTATTAATGTGTAGATGCATTTTATATCCAAGAGCAAAACTATTTGTTACTTCTGGAGGTAAGGAGCAATCTGCGCAAATTGTAAAAGAAAAAGTTCAAGAATTATGTACTTTAGTTCCTGCACTTGATAGGGAACTTGATAGAAGACTGGGCAAAACAAGAGAAGGCAAAGATTACGTTATGTATATGTTTAAGAACGGATCTTATTTTGATAATGTTGCGGCGAGTGAGAAAAGTAGAGGTAAACGTAGAACTGGTGGACTTGTAGAAGAGTGCGTTGGCGTAGACGGTGATGTTCTTCAACAAGTTATTATTCCGATGATGAATATTTCTCGTCCATGTATGGATGGAACTGTTCATAATGAAGAAATTATTAATAAATCTCAATTATATATTACCACTGCTGGATTTAAAGCTACTTTTAGTTATAATAAACTTATACAGACTTTAGTTCAAATGATTTCAGAACCAGACAAAGCCTTTGTTATGGGAGGAACCTTTAAAATTCCTGTTTTAGCAGGATTACTGGATAAAGATTTTATTGCGGATCTTCGCCGAGATGGTACATTTAATGAAGTTTCTTTTTTACGAGAATATGAGTCGAAATGAAGTGGAACAAGTGAAAATGCTTTCTTTAGCGGCGATGCATTTGACAGAAATCGAGTTTTACAAAAACCAGAATACGAACATTCTGGCAGATCTAGCTTGGCGAGTTACTATATATTATCAATGGACGTGGCTAGAAAGAATACAGGAAAAGATGGTTGTGACAGTGTTATTACTGTTTTAAAAGTAACACCGCAAAATTATGGAGAAGTATCAACAAAATCTTTAGTTAATTTGTATTCATTAACTAACATGCATTTTGAAGATCAGGCAATTTGAGCCAAGCGATTGTTTTATAAATATAAGGCTAGAAGAATTGTTATTGATGCCAATGGATTAGGTATAGGTCTAGTTGATTATATGGTAAAACGTCAAGTCGATCCTTTGACTGGTGATGAATATCCAGATTTTGGAGTTGAAAATGATGAAGAGGGATATTACAAGCGTTTTCGAACTCCAGATACAGAACAAGAAGCAATGTATTTAATAAAAGCTAATGCGCCAATTAACACAGAGGCACATTCAAATGTTCAAACACAATTAACATCTGGAAAATTAAAATTTTTAATTGATGAACGAATGGCTAAAGTAAAATTACTTGGCACTCAAAAAGGTAAGCAAATGTCTTCAGAAGAAAGGGCAGATTATTTAAACCCATATACTTTAACTTCTATATTAAGAGAAGAAATGTGTAATTTGCGTGAGGAAAATGAAGGATTTAACATCATTTTAAAACAAGCAAATAAAAGTATTCGTAAAGATAAATTTTCTGCACTTGAATATGGTTTATATTATATAAAGCAATTAGAAGATAGTAAGAAGAAAAAAAGAAAAAAATTTAATGCTGCGGAATGACGATTTAGTTCAAGAATTAATTAGGAGGGAATATGAGAGCAAGTAGAGGAGAAATTAAAATAGAAGAAATTCTTACAGAAGCTGGGTTAAATTTTAAAATGGAAGTGGCTTTTGAAAATTTGCGTAGTTCTAATGCTCGACCCTTACGTTTTGATTTTTGTGTCTATGATGACGATGGAAATATTGATTTTTTAATTGAATATCAAGGTCGTCAACATTATGAGCCAAGTAGCAAATTTGGTGGCAAAAAAGGTCTTTATCAGCAACAATATAATGATAAAAAGAAACGTAGATTTTGTCAATTAAACGGATTAAAGTTAATAGAAATTCCATATTGAGAAGAAAATCTTATTAATTATGATTATATAATCAATAAAGCATATGGAAATTAAGGAGGTGGAGCTTTGGAAAACAAAGATAGACAAAAAGCCATTAGAGATAAAGGTTTTGATATGAATGGCACCACTGACTATGGAAAGATAAAAGTAGGTCTAAAAACATTAGAAGATGCTATTTTAAATCTTGGTAACTATAAAAGGATTAAAGATCATAGATGTTTTTTTGACAAAGCCACAATAATAAAAGCAATTGCGGATAAAGATTATCATGCTTTGCGTATTATATCTGATTACTTTTATCGGACTAATGGTATTTATCAGCGCATAGTAAATTATTATGCTACTATGTATCGCTGAGATTGATATACAACTCCTGTAATTTATGATGAAGATACTTTAAGTAATGAAAAAGATTGCATCAAAATTACAAATGAATTTTTTAAGGCTTTAAATTATTTGGATAATACTCATATTAAAAAACTATGTGGAGATATTACTTTAAAGGTAATAAAATATGGTGTTTGTTATGGTTATATTATAGAAGGGGATACTGGAATTTTATTCCAGGAGCTCCCGGCTGAATATTGTCGTTGTAGATATTATGTAAATAATCTTCCAGCAATAGAATTTAATATGGCGTATTTTGATGAACAATTTAAAGATATAAATTATCGAATGCGCGTTTTAAAAATGTTTCCGAAAGATTTCCAAAAAGGATATCTTCTTTATAAAAACAGAAAATTACAGCCAGATTTTTATGGTGATGTTGGATCTTGATATTTGTTAGATCCTGGTTATGCAGTAAAGTTTAGCTTGGCCGGCAGTGGAGAATTGCCTTTATTTATTAATATTATTCCGCACCTACTCGACCTTGATGCGGCGCAAGATCTCGACCGGCGCAAACAGATGCAGGATTTATTAAAAATTATAGTTCAAAAATTACCAATAGATAAAAATGGGGATTTAATTTTTGATGTTGATGAAGCTAGAGATATTCATAATAATGCTGTAGCAATGTTACAACATTCTATT